CCGGGTGCTAGATATGTATTTGCAATTGTTGGCCATGCGACTCCTAAAAAACCAGGTGAATATGGTATACGTAGTAAACCTTTCCTATAAATATTAAAAGCACTAACTGTAGCATCAGGTAAAGGAACAGTATCCATAATTTGCGTTCGTCTCATTAGTTTTCTTAAAGAAACAACTGCTTCACCAAAATTCATATCATATCTATTAGGCGAAGGTGTAGTTTTATCCCCGAAAACAAACCGAGAAGTTTCCTCAGATTGTAATTCAAAGAAAGAAGGAGTTGGACAATTGACACCTAAATCACCAATTGAAATTTGTTCAGTTGGATTATTAAATTCAAAGTCATCAGCTCCTGAAATATACACTAAAACACGAATGGTAGAAGTAACTGGTGCTTCAAGTCTATTATAAATACGTACAGAAAGAGTACCATTATAACGACCCATAGAATTAGATAAATTACCAGAATTAGTGAAATTTGTAGCTGTTGCATTTTTGTCCACTTCACACCAAGCAAATGTAGAGTGATAAGGGATTTCAAATGTCACATCTTTAGTTTCACCAATATCAATAATATGATTATAGACTTCTGACAATGATGCAATAGTGGATCCAATATTGGCAACTGGATCCCACTGAACAAGCAATCTACCCTTATGATATTTAGTACATATGATTTTCATACGTACTTTTAAACCACCTCTCCAATTCTTAAACATATTGGACATATAAGATAAAGGTGTATCATAAGTACGGCGTGCAAAATTACTAATATTAAGATTAGCTCTCAATACAGGACTAACACGCATATTAAATAATAATGTCGATGCAGTACCAGTGGTATTCCATAAAAAGTCACCGAAAAACGATTCTTTTTTCTTTAAATAATTAATACTCAATTCATCATGTGAATCCAATCCAAATGGTTTAGGATCGATAGATAGTTCCGTTTTTGGATCAAGTGCTAATTTTTGAAAAGGAACTGAAATTTCAGTAGTAGCTAAATGTGGTGCAGACATTTGATATATAGGCATCACGTTTTGTATATTGGGTGGATTGGTATATCCAAACAATGTGGCAATTCGTGAGACTGCTTTAGCACCAATTTGGGTTGCTCTAGCAAAAGAACCGATATAAGGAATGTCTGTTAACATACCAGCATAAGTTGAAATCGCTGTAGCTGGTTTAGATATAGAACCATTACCATACTCATCAGCTTGCAAAGCAAGACTACGAGTGGAACCCATGAGTTCAACGTCGGATAACCAAGCAACAGTACGTATAGTAACCGTATTTGTTGCTGAAGCAATTGCTGTATCTAATTGAGCAAAAGTAACCAAACGTAATACACCCATAGTTGCTACATCTACAGCTGATGTAATGTTAAGCCAATTTCTATGATAAAAGAATGGCAATTCCATTTCACCACCTGAATTATCCTGTGGATAAATATCAAAACCTGGTTGTTGAGAAAATGGTATACGAACAACTTCCTCAGATCCAGAAGTTGTGCGAATTTTATTTCCTACCAAATTTTCTAATGGTGAATAACACAAACGTTTCATACCAAACTGAAAAGGAGAAGCGCTAATTAATACTTTTATGTGCATTTTGGCTCTCATAAAAGCATAATTATCTAGTTTCTTCTTAACAGCAGGATCGTTCATATAAAGAGACCAAGGGTTAAAAGAAATATCACTGCCTATAGGATCAGTAACTTGCCACAAGAAAGTATTAATTGTGACAGGTCGTGATAGAAAATCAGTCAATGACAAATCTTTTGTACCATCTGCCTCGGCTACGCTTCTATCTTCATTAGAAACCATAACCATAGGACCAACATCCTGATCAACAAAAACTGTGTTTGGTGTTGTTTCAGAAGTTTGTACATCTTCAGATTGTAATTTCCAATCTTTGGATGTATCAATAAATGATGTCGAATCCACGACATCCTTTGTTTGACTTTTATTACAACATACACACAAAGAGTCAAAAACTTGTGTGATGTGAGCGATACTTCGAGTGATCGCTTCAACTACAATATTCTTACTGTAATTATTATTTTGAGACAATTTATTCAAGAAAATAGTTTGCCTAAACTATCTTCAGGTTGGAACAGGTTGTCCTGACGCCCTCCAAAACCGTTCATATAGGTCCTGCCAAGTAGGAAGAGTCGAGTCCGTGACATACGCATTATATGGCGTACGAGATAGAATTTCACGAAAGAATTCTCTGTTTTTGTTAAATATTTCTTTACCATAAAAGAAATACTCATTATTTGCTGAAACAATAACAGCAATCATCTGTTCATATTCATTAATGGTTCCTGATGGAACCCACATAGTTAATGAACGATGAATAGATTCTTCATCAAGGGGTGCTAAATATGCACCCACATCCTCATCATATCGCCAAACTCTCTTCAAAAAAGAGCATTCATTGATAGTGATATAAGGACGTGACTCAGCTTCTTTATCGGCCATCGTATAAACGACACCAATATCAGCCAAAACTCCTTGAATAGCAGTATGATTAAACCATGGAATAGTTTTTGAAACTCCCATAGCATTATCATCACCATATGTGAATAAATGTACCAATTTTTGAAATAACTCTACATCTCCACCCAATTTACTAAAAGCATATCGAATATAGAGTGAATTAACCAATGAATTAATAATCACTGTCAGAGGGTGTCCTGATGGATTAGTTCCAAAGAACTCCATCAAATCACCATTCACATTGACGAGAGGAAAAGCAACATCATTACCGATGCAAAAAATCTCACGTACTTCATTTTCTTCAAAACCAGCTGCTTCAAAAATGGTGCAAATGACTTCAAATGCCGCTAACACAAAATCAGCAATCATATTTTTATCAAATTTACCATAATCTCCAGCGATAATCTGGTCTTCACCAAAGGCTGTGAGAAACTCACGCACCTTCTGCCATTCGGTAGATTGTGCAACGAGTCCTGGGCCAGCTTCAAAAATATACTGATTCTTCTGTACTAAACGCACAAAAGTAAGCAGTCGAGATCGCACAGCGATGCTCCAATCAACAGGTCCACCTGTAAATAAACGCGTCTTTTTAATTTCGCATTTCTTTAGAGGTGTAGCCTCATCTTTAAGATGTCCAGTAAATACTGGAAAAGCACGTTCGCCTTTAGAATATTTATCCAAAATAGCATCAACACGCTCCCAAACATCAGGTTCAAAATCGACACCCTCTGGATACATCTCATCAACAGCTGGGATTAAAAAAGCCTTCTTTGTCTTATTCCATGGAAAACCCATGGAGGTATTTGTATTCATTTTGTCTACGAACTTAACACCAGGCAATCCATTTACGGATGCCTTACGACTTAGAAAAAGCAATTCCTTTTCCCAACCGGGTTCCAAACTTGAAACAATATCTTTAGCATAAGCCTTAACACATTTATCAAGTATGGAACGATCATGTTTGACAGTTGGTTTAACCATCTCTATGATATTTTTCCGCCAAGGTTCCCATCCACTCATTGCTGGTTTACCATGTTTAATTTCTGTTTTAAAGTAATTACACATAGTTTCAACAAGAGGTGTGGGACACACTCGACTACGAGGCTTCGGTCGAAAACCAGGAAAGGAACCATAAACGTTCACATTACCTTTTTCCAAATACCGAATTAAACTTTTGTGATGAGGTTGTACAAGTTGAATTTCATTTTGTAAACCTAACACAGGTGCACCACACCCTTGAACAATAAAGCTCTTAGGTGTTAATGCTGTAATCATAACATCCAAAATTGATTTAACAACAAAAGGAACACCTAAAGTGTTGTTATAACCAACAGTATGTAAACCACACATTACAGGTCCTCGTGGTGTCATAGCAATAGCTAATGATCCACAATCTCCCGGTTGTGTGGGTGTTTGTGCCATGCCCATAAGCAAATCAACTTTAATGTTTAATGCTTCAATAGGAAAATCATTTTGTTTAACAACACCATGCACATCCAAAACGCGCATTGTGGCATCATTCTCACGTTTCAACATACACAATCTTGACACCGTAATCTCAGATTCTACCCAAAAACGAGTGATATCTTTGAAAGGTGGTAAAGATCGAATCAGCATTACACTCAAATCGCGTGTTTTATCGTGTTTCATATCATCACAATTAATTTTAAAGGTAATATTTGATGTTAACCCAACAATAGGATTTGTCTGAATAACAGTAATTTCAAATTCTCTATCCTCCTTGAGGACATGATTATTGAAAAGACAAATTTGTCCGACTAACATCACACCACCAGTACGACAAGAACGTCCCGAATCAAGTGCTTTGATATCCAATCTAACACAATTTTTCTGGAACGCATCACGTAATTCGTATACACTTTTGCCCGCCAAACTAGTCGAAGCAACTGGCATATCGAAATTGGTCAATTCAATAGTGGGAGTATACCATACATTCTGAGACTCTTCTTTCGCAAGTTGAGTTTCAGTTGTACCATATATGTTACCTTGTGGCTCAAGTTTAACAGGTTTTTCCTTCTTGAAAAAACTTCTCGATAATAAAAATCCTGATAAAGCAAAACCCACTAATGATAACATCATAAGTGTATTTTTCTTTAAAGTATTGAATTGCATAGTATTAAAATACCCCATCATCTTGACTTGTTGTTCCCTCGTTAAAAAGGGTAAACAGATCTTAATAGTGGCATATCGTACAACTCTTTGTTTCAACAATGGTGTACAAAGAGTTTTAATAAATTCAAAACTATATAACCATAAAATGAATGTAACCATCCAATAGACTAACCAATCCAAAAAAGCTTCGGCATTAGTAGTTTCTGATTGTAACATACACTCACACATCGTACTAACATTCATACAACATGGACAAACTGAAATTTCCTTCATGTAAAAATCACATGTCATACTTTTATCTTGATTGGTTTCATGTTCTCGTGCTGCTCTACCATAATGTTTCAAAAATTCTGCAACATTATCATATATCATCACGGTTTCCAATACAGCCCAATCCCGATTTCCTTGCGTAACTGGTTTCAACTTCTGAACAGTAATAGTCCAAAAATCTGGATAACCTTCATGTTCCGAAGGTAAACTAGCCGGATTAATGAACTTACCATTTTCATGTAAATATTCAGGTTTGGGCTCAACATGCACGACAAACGGTAAACGTCGACGCACTGCTAAAGGACAATGAAAATATTCATGTGCGTTCAAATCTGCTGCATTAGAAGTGGCTACAACTAAGCGTGCCATAACAGGGGTCTTACCCTTATCTTCAAGCGCCGCTTGTGGTGGAACATATGGAACATTATTCACCACATTTAAGAGTTCTTTCAAAGTTGGATCAACATCTCCAGTTGCACTAGGCAAAAGGAAAGCGATATCATCCATTTGAATGCACCACTTACTGGAATCAAAATTGTTCCAATATTCTTCAGCAGGGTTACGTACATATCTATAATGATCGTCTTTATCTAAATTGAAAAGACTACCATAATAATAAAATAACATCTTAGTAAAAGACGATTTTGCCACACTAGACGTGCCATGAACAAGAACACCAAAAGGTGATCTACGTTCTTTTTGAGCCGCTTTCCGCGTGACTTCAGTATTCTTAATGAGTTGTAAATTCATAAGCTTACGCTTAATTAAAATACATTCAGTCCCATTATTTTTCTGCGAATATTTAGATATAGCAATTCCTTGTTCAATCAAATCATTAAGATCTGATAAGAACGAAAAATATGTTGTACCATGAGCACCTAAATTAGAAGTAAATGGTGCTAATGCTAACAATTTATCAGCTTTTGCTAACCATTCAGTATAACTGTTTGAATTATGCAAAAATGTAGAAATCTCACCTGTTTGGCGATAAATGCATAATTTTTCACAAAGAAAAATAGCTAAATCAATAGCGTGCATAATCATACCACACTGTGAATTATATTCTTTTTTCACAAATGTCTTTTCCAATAAAGTGAATTCTTTTTCTGTAATTTCCATATTCATACATTTAAGAAAACCTTGTGTAACCAAAAAGGCATACATCTTAGTAATCTTATCAATAATAGGTGAACTAATCGCAGATGAAGTTTTATCGAAAACACCACGAATAAACGCAATATTTTCAGCAAAATCCGCCTGTAAATTATTTTCAGGTGGAAAAAAGTGTTCAAATACATCAGTAAGCAAATGTTTACCAGTAATCAATTTATATGCTAAACGCGTTAACATATAATAATCATTAAAATTCTCGCACTTACGGTACCAAACCAAAAGTTGTAGCATATTTTCAATGCCAGCAGCTAATTGGTTTTCTTTAAACCATTGCGTAATAGAACTTTGATTTCTATTTATATACATAGTCCAAAGTTGAATAATCTTATTCATACCTCTATTATAGGCTTCACTATCATCTTCGCTTTGAAGAGCATATAGTGAGGCAAATTTGCCTTGCTTAAAGGCATCCCATAATTCATCATCATCAATGTCTGGAGGAGTAATATCCTTCCAGTTCATTTTCTTGACCATCACGTATTCACGTAATCCTGTTTTAGCAGGTTTGTATATGCGCAATCCTGTTTTAGAGCGCTTGTTTCTAATTTCAAGTATCTGTTTTTCACATTCAGATACTACCTCATATGGAGGTAAACATATATCCTTAATAGTTAAAATTTCTTTTGAACCACCTAATAATCGTTCTTCACGAAAATAGATGATATCATTATTTTTAATATTATATTCATGTAAATCAATATTCTTAGATTTGGACAAAGGCTTTGTACCAAACCATAAAGAAATATAATGACGATCGTAAATCTCTTCACGAGTCATAGTATAAGTTGGTTTTATCTTCGATAAAATGGCAATTTTTACTTTTTCATGTAATTCCAAACTAGTTCTAGCTTGAAAAGTCATTGTATTAAGACCAAAATTCACTTTTACAGTCAAATATTCGATTGTATCAGTGGTAATATCGGTGTCAATATTATTGTCAGCACAATATGTGCGTTTAGGATTTAGTTTTTTAAAAAAATTCAATAGTTTGTACATGTTAATTCACCGGATTCACAAGTCTATATATTGCAGAGCTGCTCCTAGAAACTCTCTGTTGTTCTTTTTGTCACTGTAGGCGTAACTAACTCACTACAGTCAAACTTTGATAATTTACATATTCCATGTTAGATCTAGGCTAACTATGATAAACAGTTCGTCGTCTACCAATATCGTTACTCGAAATGTCATGGAGTTTTTGAAAAAATCAAAGTTACAAACGTAACTTGCGTAGTATTTCTATACTCAATAACACATAATCTTGTACAAGAGTTGTTTCAATAAAATTTCACTTTTATCTACTAAAATCTAGAAATTATGCGATTTATACATTTTGACGGAGAAGTATTAATAAACTCCAAAACAACGTTATGTCTCTTGTTTTTAATGAGATAATTTATGATTTAATATTGGAAAATCATTCAAAAACATTCACACAACTAAAAAATTGTGCAGTTGACTCTTTAATA